CAGAGCAGTGGACAGTGGCAGCAAGTGGCACATAGTACAGCCTGATCCATTGCAGTGCAGTGGTTATCAGTCCTGCTTATAGTACAGTCAATCGCTGTAATCCATTGGTATCACTGGGTTCTCAATAAGGTGTACTATTGAGAGCAGACAGATTGTGTGAGATGTGGTTATGCGTGGTGCCGCATAGTTGCTGCCTCGTGGCGTGCGCGTGTCCAGCGTACCTGTGCCTGATGCAGATGCTCTGGACACACCACATGCGTGTGCCTGCGGGTGTGGGCGGGCGTGTGCCTGTGCGAACACGGGGTACCCCTATGGGGGGCTGCGGCGCTGAGCCAGCGTAGTATTAGACTTGAGAAATTTCTGTCAAAAATTAAAGCCCCCTCTACAATGACCTAGAAGAGCGTTATTCTTTATCAACCGTGTCGATATACCAAGGAGCAGTTAAACGCATCTCAGGAAGGCTTGTAGACGTGTCTGACAGGCTTTCTGTGTACACAGGAGACACATTTTCATTAGGATAAAGCGTTTCCCACTCTTTAACTGCTTCATCTACCGTTAAATGTGTTCGATCAGCTATCAATTTAGTTTCAATCCACACTAAAAGACCTAGAAGCAGGTGATCCAACCAAGGAATACCTGCTTTCCAGTGTCTATAAAGGATTTTAAACTCATTTAACTTAAGTTCTTGTCCCACATTGCTTCACATACGTTAGGAAGGTGTTGATACAACAAGTCTTGTACCTGACCTGCTATCTGTGCGTGTTCTTTTTGCGTACCATTACTAGTTCTTAGGTCACAATAATGCAACCAAGACCTAATAGTACCGTTCATGTACAACTTAGTAGGAGCTGCCATAGGAAGTACTTCTCTTGCACACTCCTTAGCTACCCCAGCTGCTACCAGATCTTTATAGAGACCATAGCAATCAGAGTAAAGACTACCAATCCTAAACTGGAAGTTCTTCTTTAGCACATCATCTAGATCATCAATACTATTTTGTCTGTTCTTTGTATCTTGTCTACGAAGTTCAGGTATTGATGCCGGGACTGTTACTTCTGCATACCGTTGACTAAACTCTTGAAAGCTAAAACTCCTATGCCTAAGGATCTGTGCTGCAATACTACGTGTTGTTTCTATTTCTACACACATGTTAACCATTTCAAAGGGTGACCAATGTTGATGGTTAATAAGATACTTAATTAGTTTAGCACTGGTCTCAGTGTTTGATTGATTACTTGGGTTAGATACCCTAGCCATGTAACTAATAAGTTCTTCAGCGTTAGGAGTGATGTGTACGAGGGTGGTGGTGTGCATACAGTAGTATAAGTAGTGACGGGATTCAGAAGGATGGAGAGAATCAGTACTCACTAGATTCACCCGTTAAAGGAGATGGAGTAGATGAATGAACTAAGAGGGAGATGTTTGTCTTTGGAGTCTTTGTTCCCTCACTGTTCATTAGTAAAAAAAGGGGAAGATGATCAAGACAACTTGTTTGTCTTGGAGTCTTCCCCCTCCAGGAGTCGGGTCCACCCTTCCCTTCCCCTGTATACATGTGGGACCGCTCTTAAACCCAGTGTGGGCCTGGGTTCACACCCAGGTAGGGACTGACTTTTTACCAGCCAACATTCTAGCTTGTTTACGTTGGTCTAAATTCATTCCAAACACCATATGATTAGCTGCTGATTGAGGGTCATCTAACCAAGCTTCTTGTAAATCATTCCAATCTTCTTGTCGTCTTTGTTTAACGACTTCATGAGCTGAGATAGCAAGAGCATCTGTGAAGTATTTAACACCTTGAGCTAATGAGTCTAGTCTATCATCGTGTCTTACGGCACCTTTTTCCCGACACATCCTTGACATCTGATAGAACAACATGTAAAGGAGTCTAGTTTCGGGTGCGGCTTCCTTATTCGAGTTGAAGTCCCATTCCACCACAGACCGATTAACAATAAGCTTATGTTGATTAAGAATAGGCTCAAGGGTATCAATAATACGGTCTTCTTTTCGGACATTAGCACGGACTTCTTCAATGTCAATAGCTTGTTTAGTTTGTTGAAGATGTTTACGGAATAGTTCTGCTACGATACCATCACCAAAGTTAGTTTCAATAAGGAGTTTAGTTACACCGTATTTCTTACAACCTCTAAGGATGTCTAGCAAAGTATTGTCGCTATAGCCGTCTTGGTAAGCACGTATTTCATGTAGATAGATAAACCCATTACGTTGACTAAGGAAGGAAGCTGCTGTTTCATCTGTACCTCTACCTGAGGGGTCTACGGAGCAGATAGTTTCAGTGTAAGGTAACCAATCACCTTGCATAACCATAGGTGAGTAGAAGTAGTCTCCCGGTAACCCTACGGTAGGTAGATCTTTAATAACATTACTTGGATCACTACACCACACCACAGAATCAGGACATTCAGTAGGGTTAACTGATGTAACAATCAGGTCTTGCATCTTAAGTGGGAACTTTTCAGCATCACTAAGACTGGTGTCTAGCATGAATTGTAGCATAAAATTGCTACGACCCATTGATGCTTCACGTTCAATCAGATCGTCATCAGAGAAACGGTCTGGATCTGTTACTGCCCAAGGTTCAATACCACCTTCAATGTCTTCCTGTACTTGTGGTGCAAGGAGTCCTTCGTAGTTAGATAGTTTACGTGGGTAACGTGCTGGCCAAACAAATGGTTTGTAGTTACGTTCAGCAAGCTTACGGTAGATGGTAAAGGTAGTCTGTGGTGTACCAAGGTACATAATACGGCTGTCTTTCTTTGGTGTAAGAATAGATTCAGCCTCAGTACAAAGTTGAAGGAGTTTCTCTCGCATCATCTCTGTCATCGAGTTACCCGGCACCTCAATATCGTCTAGGATCATTAGGTCAGCACGAGAACCAGTTAGCTGACCCGTAATACCAACCGACTTAACGGATGGTGCTTGGTGAGGACTACATTGCACATCAAATGAAATACGAGACCAACGTGCATCATCACTCTTTGGTCTCAAATGTGATAGCCACGGGGTTTCAATGATCAGCTTCTGAAGAAAGATGGACATGTTATCAGCTCGCTCCTTAGAAGCCGAGATAATCATGATCTTCTTTTCGGGGTTATTGAAGAGTGTCCACAACACAAACGCACCAGTAATCCACGATTTACCGACTCCTCGGAAAGCTTGGATCTGTAGTCGTTTAGGACCGTGTTGTAGGTAATCAGCAATAGCGTATTGAGCTCGGGTTGGGGAGGGTAGGTCTAGTTGTTGCCACAAAGCTTGAAGAAACAACTTAAAATCGTCTTTAAGGGCGTCTAAAACATTCATATGATAGAATATACCTAAGGTAGGTTAGAGGCGCCTTGTAGGGGCACAGAGACGCCTCTGATAGTGATTTATTTTTTAACGCCTTGAATAGCTTGCATCACTGGACCCATTTCGCTAATAATTTCAGCACCAAACTCTTTTTTAAGTTTAGGTTTAACTACAGTATTAACTAAACGAGCGTATGTTTCAATAATACTAAACAATTCGTTTACATCTGTGTTACCTGAAAGAATAGCGTTGCTAATTTCTGAGCCCCAATCAGCAATAGCTAATTCACCTTTCTTTTTACCAGCTCCTTCAAGACCAATTTCTTTAGCCCAAGAGTGATAACCACCTTTTTTACGGTGCAAGGCTTTATTCATTAGTGCAATGTTTTCAGGAACACCAGATGTAGGCAATTTAATCTTTTGCAAAAGGTGCATAAGATTCATTGCAACATAAGGATCTTGAGCTACAGTAGTTAGCATAAACTCAGCAGCCTCTTTATTGCCAAAGATATGATGCCATTCTTTACCAACAACAGTGTTAAACGTTTTTGTAACCATCTTCCTAATTGGATTAGCCGGGTCATACAGCTGTTCACTAGGATTTAATGGGTTTTGAGTAAAATCGTCATACATTCTGCGTTGTTTACTGGCTGATTTAGAACGCATATAGTCGGACATTTGACCTTTAAGTTCGTCGGCACGTCCAATAAGTCGTGTCAACCAACCACCTTTATCTTTCGCAAACTCTTCTAAAGACATAGCTTTGTATTTAGCTTTAATGTCTTTATGATATGGTTGCTCTAGAACCTTTTTAACTTGTTCAACAGGTGCGTTTTCTTTAAGAAGAGTTTTAATGCTACCTTGCCACCCAGTTGGTCGCATATCAGATGCAATTTGCAACGGTTGAGCAGACAATTCTGCAAGAGTTGGTGCTGCTTTTTGAAGAGTCATGCCGCCCCCACTGCTAGCTAATGCCATAGCTGGAGAAAAATCCATTGGTGGCGGTGTTGGAGGTTGGGTAATAACTTCAGGCTTAATGCCTTTAGGAATTACAGGTTTAGCAGCACGAGAAATTTCAGGTCCAGGTACAGCTATTCCTGCTCCAAATCCAACAACTTGCCCAAGAAGTTCATTACCTGTAGCTTGCCCAACCATCTCACCGAGAGCTGAAGCACCTCTATCAGCTACTCCAATAGGGGTTTTACCTGCAACATACTCAACCCCTCCACTTAACGCATCAAGTGCTTGATTAATTGGCTGAGGTGTAGCAGATCGTATTAATTGCTGAATCTGTTGAAATTTATTAAAAGCAAACTTTACAGTGCCCCCAATTTGCTCTAAAGCATTGTAGCCTTTTTTTAAAATTTCTTCGTCTGTTAATAACTCCATTACCTAATATGTTGTAAAATAAGATGTTCTCTATGTGTTATCCCGAATGTCTTTCGCATCCATGATAACCAGTTACTGCTACCTTTTGCCTGATTACAACTCCAACATGAGGGTACAAGATTTGATGTAAGATCTTCGCCGCCAAAGCAGCGAGGACGGACGTGATCAAGAGTGAGTTCATGTAATTCATAAGTTTCTCCACAATAGACACATTGACAATTGAAGTGCTCTTTGATGGCTCTTCTCCAGAGCCGTTTAGCTTCAGGACTTGTCATGGTTATTAGGTTTTGAAGGTAGTGATCAGGGGTTGGCAGCAACGGAGTCATTTCCTAGACCGATTTCTAGCTCGATTTTTAGACGCTTTTTCAAGTACAGTTGAACCATCTTTTTTGTGTGAGACATCCTTTCCGTCACCATTTCCATAGGTACCACGTTTGTGATTTTCTCGGTTAAGTTCAACACGCTTTTTAATTTGTAAGGATTGACGATTATATCGAGCTTGTTGTCTAAGACGTTTAGCACGTGCTTTAGGGTTTTTCTTGTAGTAATCAGACGTACGACTTGCCATAAAGCCTCTTTTGTACAAGTTCAGGGTCAACCTTAGGTAGGACCGTAGCTAGTTTATCGAGGGGATTACCATCATAAGCAACCCCACTAATGTCATTTTTAGCGAGCCAATCACAAGCAGCTTTTAGCTCTTGAGCAGTAGCTTCACCGGATTTAATACGCTTGAGGAATTCACTGGTAACAAGGTTGTGAAGCTCGTTAAATTGATCCTCTGTAGCTTTCTTTTTAACCATTTCTCAATACGATTTGGTCTAATTTATTTTCGATGCGAATCATGTGATCCTCCATCTTTTGTAATGCAGTAGATAGCTCTTGCTTTTGAACATAGTTCTCAGCTACACGAAGCTCTATTCGATCTACACGACTATCAACTTCACCAATTTTAGTGTAAAGTTTATTATGAACAGACACAATAGCTGTAAGTAATGCTATGCCTGCTGCTACCCCTGCTTCAATCATGTTGCTCCATCAACCGAATCAACTTTTGTGAATACACGGGATCCGTGGCATAACCTTCCCGCTTAAGGAGGTATGCACAGTCTTCACGAGAGGTGGCTCGGTTAACGCCTTTATACCCTTTGTAGTCTTTATACCATTGGGTAACAAGGTGGTTCACACAATCGTATGGGGTATCAAAGTCTTTGAAGGAAGCTTTGATGGTTACAGGACCATTGCCATAGTCTTCCCAGGTAGTCTTAACTGTACCTGTTCCTTTGATACCAAAGTAGTTATTCTTACCGGATAGTGCTGTACCAAATGCACTTTCAAGTGCCCATTGTGCAGCGACTACTTCTGGGAACTTAGCACCGGCTGCTTTTGCTGCAGCTTCAATACCTTCCCAGGTATTAGTAAACTCTTGGGGTTTAGAAGGGGTAGGAGTAGCTGGTGTAGTTCGCCAGGTTCTTACCCATTCAACATCATCAGAAAGACCATAGGGACCAAGAAGTGTTTCAAGTTCCGCTATGGCCTGTTGTTGATGAGGTAACCCCTTAAAGTTTTTGATAACGTCAAGGAGTTTAATGCTCATTGTTTTACATAAATACTCGTGCAGGAGTCTCGGGAGTCACCGCATAGGCATCCCACCCATCAGGCACTACGCCTTGGTAGTTGATGTGCCAGCCGTCAAGCTCCGTAAAAGGTACAATGATATCTCCGTTTTCGTCGTATTCACCACCACGGGTGATGGTGCCGACCACATCAATGGCACGGTCTTGGGTGTAAGCAGCAAGCTGTTCAACACCTTCTTCGTCGGTGACCATGAAGCCAGCATTACGGGCTGCAGTGAGCCAGGTTGCTTCATCGGGAAAGCGGAAGAACGGTCCAATAGGAGCCGGTTCTTGTTGGAGGATTTCGTCAGTCATGGCGATTAAAGTGTGATGGTTTGGAGGGTATCGTTGGGGAGGCGGGTTGGCCAGTAGGTGAGGCGGCGGATGGTGCCGTTTAGGTATCCATCGTTTGTCAATGAATCTCCAATAGCCATTCTGTCCGTAACTGGTAACGATGCGCTATTTACAGGAGATGTTAAGTCCCCGTTTGCGGACTGGATTAAGTCATTTGCCTTGTAAGCTATGCAGGTCTTAACAGTGTAATCGTTTGATGCAGTAAACACGTTATTTATTACTTGCTCAGCAGCAATAGTAAATTGGTTGACACCACTAACATACAAAGAGCCTCTGTATGCACCTTCTGTAGATGAATGGCCCATGAGTATTGACTCGCTTGTAGATCCATCATTGATGGATAAAAAGCCTCTCACTCTAAATCCAACCGTCGATTTATTTGAAGCTGTTCCATTTACCCAAATCGTCCCCTCATCCTGCCGATACCAGCTATTGCCAAACGTATTGGCACCACCATCACTAACATCAGCAGCACGGGTTACTTGAGAGCCAGCCGTGGGGATGTAGGAGGTGGCGTATGGTGAGGCTTCTAGTTGGGCTCCCCAAACAAGAACATCTATTGCATTACTCCCGTTGTCTAGTTGCGCGTTTGT